CATCGAGATTCTGCTGGCCTTCGATGCCTGTCTTGAATCGATAGTTGACGAACGCAGTGCCCGAAAGCAAAGTCGTTCCCGCCAACGCATCTAGCAAGATGAGCGTGTCGGTTGTCATAGCGATCTTGTGTGCCAGGATTTCCGTCACACCGTCATTCGCCGCGTCATAGACCACGTTGCAAGGAATCTTCACCCCGCCTCGATCCATCGTACCGGGAGCAAACGACTGATGAGGGACAATCGTATCACCAAGGGCGGAAATGTTGTCTAGCTGCATCTCGAGCCCTCCAACATCGATGTCATTCAAGACGTGGATGTTATCCCCGCCGAAAGTCAATACTGATAGATAACCCTGTTTAGGCGTAACAGTTGCGCCCATGAGTCACCTCCTATGTAACTTGTTGTCCTGAGTACACAGCCTTCCAGCGTTTGAGACAGCGCCAGTGGCTTACGTCTTTGTCTATTTCTTCATTTGAATATGGGCCGTAGTAGCCTTCGAAGCGGGGCGTTCCCCATCCTGTGATGGTGAGAATCGCGCCGTCCATTACTGTCATGATTGCATCCATCAACGCTTCAGCGCCGGTTTGAGTCTTTGCAACGGCATCAAGTTGAACTCTGACAAACCGACCGATAGGACCGTGAAAGCCAATACCGTGTTGATCGGCAGCCGGGAGGATCGAAATTCGGATATAAGGCAACGTCGGCTTTCTCGCACGCCCTGACTTGATGCGTGTCGTGATGGCCGTCACTACCGCTTCGCTTGCGAGGTGAGCTTTGATCGCTTTCCTCGTCACGCTAAGGTATCCGGTTGTGGTCATGTTGCTCCCAAGATGCTCTTGACTGAATCCATGATCTCGTCAATGGTCAATGTCAACCACGGACGCGGTTCCATCTTTGTAGTCCCGACTTCGAGGTAGTACGCATATTCAAGGAACGTCCCTGAATTCCTGGTCGGCATGATGCCAAATTTCCCGACAACAGTTTGCGAATTGATCTCCACTTCGAACGTGATCTCACTTCGTAGAGTGCTAGATTGAACAGCAGGATAAGTACCGGCAGCCGAAGGCACTCCGGCTCCAAGCTCCTGCATATTCGTCTTGGCTGTTGCCACTGCCAGCACAACAGCACGGCGAATACGAATAACCGCATTCCTCTGTACCTGTGCCTTGAAAGGCGCAGGATTCCAGTAAGTTCCCGGTCTCATGCCGTCACTCCTTGAACATGAACACCCAACACCTCAAGGTGATGGCCCATCTTGTCGGGATCCTCTGCTGTCAGGACGCGGTAGTATTCACTCCCATACAAGAGATGATCGTCGACAACGACATCGGTTCCGTCATCGAATAAGAAGACATACACTTTCTCTTCGCCGTAGTGGAGGCCGATAGCTTCCATGTGGGCCTTATCTGCGAGCGAGACAGTGACGACGCGACACTCCAAATCGGATGCGGTCGCCGTGCCTGGAATGGTGAGAACATCCTCACCCTCATCACTCTCAGCCCATGTCGGACGATACTTGTCCACCGTTTCATTGAGTCCAATCATTTCACATCCCAACGATCCAGGTTCTGAGTCGTCGCTCAACTTCTGCAAGCTCCTCGATCTGGGGCAAGAACGTTGCACTGTACTTGCCGATTGATGTCTTCTGTGCGTTCCGATTCAGCCGATACCTTTCGTCAATCTTCAACAGCCAGATAACAGCGACCTCAATGACAGCCTCTTTCAACGGTCGCGGGATGGCAATGTCGTCATCCCCTCCAGCGTCGGAATATCCGCCCGTGTACGAAATGTCTACATGCTGAGGCAATCGCCGGAACGGGTGCGTTCGTTCGAGAGAGTATGTCCTCAGTGGCACGTAGATATGATCGTCTTCAACCCAGTAGTCTTCGTTGACTGTGAGAGCAGATTCATCCCACAGGACTTCATCAACAGATACAATCGGCGGGTGGCGCAAAAAGATGCGTTCACCCGCTTCATGTAGTTCGTTTTCAATATCAGATGAGTCAAAGCCAAGGGTGCGTGAGAGGCCACAGTGCTCACAGACATGCCGATAGGCATCCTGTAGCAAAGAATCAACATCAAGACTGTATGTCGTTTTCTTGTCGACATCTATGGTGATCTTCGCTCTAAGAGCGACTTCAGCCGCTGTAGGCCACCCTGTTTCAAGACTCATCTAATCCTCCTAGCTGACTGGAAGGCTTGGGGAATCCCAACCGACACCGGCGCAACCCATCAAACAGTCCTTTGCGTTGGTAACGGTGTACTGAATTCTCCAATACCGCTCCATGTTGATGACCTCTTGAGTCACGGTCACATTTGCAGAGTCTTGATCAAACGCCAACGCGGAATCGATTGCATCCTCCCACGTTGAGTTGTCATCAGACTTCTGCACCATAACCGAGACATCAGTTGCCGCGTCAATGGCTCCAAGCGTGAACAGAACAACGCCAGTACGACAGCGTTTCATATCCACACCGGTTCCATTGACTTCCGATCCGCTACCCGCAATCGTCTGCGCAGGAAGCAAGATTCCATCATGTGCGAAATCGTCAAAGTTTCGTCTCATTGTTACCTCCTAGGTAGTCACGCCGGAAACGATGTAGAACTCTTCCGGCTGTTTCGGAATGCCGTCAACGTAATGGACCGCACGAATGAGCATCTGGTCAGAGCTAAACTTCTCATGCTCCGACACGCGAATCTCAATCGCCCCAGCTTCACCGATTGCATATGCAGGCCAGTTCCCAAGGATCATGTACGAAGCATCAGAGCTACCGCCCTGAGTTTGCGCGATAGAAATCTTCGAGGAGACTTCAACATCATTCCCAAAGATCGGCTTGCCAGGAATACCGCCCTGAATCGAGCCATCGAAGTACAGCGGCCGACCGTTACCGTCCGTCAGCGTTCGAACCGTATTGCGCGTTCGAGGGTGCATGGCGAAACCGGTATACGTACCATCGTTGAGTTCGATCTGATACATCATCTGGGTGAAGTCCGTCCAGATAGGCGCTCGCCCGTCTGTGCCCATCAGAGTCGTGTTGTTCGTCACGCCTGCCTGAGACAGCAAACCAAGCGGCTGCACGCCACCCGTTCCCTGTAAGAAGGCGAGGTCTTCGGCAAGAGCCAACTGCTTCATCAGATCTTGTCGAACGATGGTCTCAATGGAAGGCTTAGCAAACTTGATCAGCCGTTCGTGAACTGGCACAAGCCCAATGCACTCGCGTAGATCGAGATAGATCATCTGGAAGGTTGGTTCACTTTCCGTCTTGTCCGTGGACTGATCAAGCCAGTACGCGGTCGCCCCAGATAGCATGCGAGTGATCCCTAGCTTCTCGCCATTATCCATCTGGTAAACCGTGGCCCCAAGATTCCTCACAACCGTATTCGCGTACAACTGAGGAATCAGCTCAGGCGAAAGGATATCTTGAACGAGGAAACCACCCGCAGAGTCGTCTTCGGTATTAAGGGCTTTCGTCTCGACAAGCACCTCTTTCTCGAAACCTGCATCTCTCCAGTTCCTTCGCCAACACGCCTGAAGCGCTTTGGCGAACTTGAAGTTCTTGACATCGTCTCGCTGGATACCCTGCGGACGAATGGCCGAGGCTGTGCGGAACGCGCCTTTATCGGCATCCGTTTCCGTCGCTTTGGAATCATCGACCGTCTCAATCTTCGTTGGATCTTTCACAGAGAGCTGGTACGTGACACCTTCAACCTCGATGGTGTCAGGCGCTTTGTCACCCTCCTTGACCTTTTTGAGCGCGGCATCAACTAACTTTTTGCGCTGCTCATCTGTTAAGGTTTTGTCCATAACAGGTCACCTCCTATTGGTGAACTACAATGTGTGATGCCAGAATCGACACCACGTCTTCCAATTCCTCGGCCTGTTGTTGCACGGCTTCCATGCTGGAGGTGATGAGCAAGCGCACCAGGAACGTGAACTCCCTTTTGCTCAGGGTTCCCGCAGACCACGCCGAACACAGGTGCTCGAGGTTTTCCGTCCAATCTTCATTCACCATCAGTTCTGCATACTGTTCGGGGAACAGAATGAACAGTTCTTCAGGTGAGTAATCTTTCCATTCGGGAATATCTCCCTCTTCGAGCTTCGAAAGTGCATCGGCAGCGAGTTTATAGGCCTCTTCAGAGGCGTCTTGCCCTCTCGCGCCTAAGGAACACGCCAGCGCCGCTCTGAGCGACTCTACGGTGGTTTCCTCAGCGTCCGTATCCTTGGCAGGCTGTTCGTCTTCAGCTGGCACAGAGGCCTGAATGTCGGCATCGTTTTCGACCGGTTCGACGTTTTCCACGTCAGGGGTCTTCACTTCGATAGAAAGGGTAACTTCAGCCTTTCCGATTGACGTAGATTCTTCGTTTTCCACAGGAACCTCCTTGATCGCCACTGATTGATCCGGTGCGGCAAGGGATCGGATGTCGAACGAGCCAGCTTCACCATCTCCACCGATAGCCACTTGTTTCGGGAGGAATAGATCTCGATTCTTCTCAATCATTTCCTTGACCAATGGCGACGGGCCTTCCATCACGACCTCGGCATAACCTTTCAAGAATGACTTGATGCCATCCGTTCGCATTGCCTCACGATTCGCAGGAATGACAACCGGGCTATGTTCGAGAATTTCCCACTCGATGAACTTCCATCCAGGGATGTCGTCAGGCGAGCTCCATTCGTTGATGATGAATCCGATCGACGTACAGTTGAGGGCATGCGCTTCCCACAGTCGTTGATAGACAGCGCCTTGCGTATCGGGTAGGTCAGAAGTCCATTCCCACTTTGCCCACACACGCGAGTCAGTAGAGACGATCGCCTGATCGAATCCAACAGGGAATGAGTGCATGTGGCTAGGAAGGACTACGGGATTCTTCATGAAGTTCTCAGTCACGATCATGCCGCCAGACTCAATTACGTCACCATCACGATCTACCTCAGCAGACGAGATCACAGACTGAGCGGTCGGGCGCCCTGGATGCAAGAAGTCGCCAGTGAATTCGATTCGCTTACCACCCTGAAGAGCGGCTTCGCGTTCGTAGACTCCAAACTTGTAGAGGGCTTCCACCGTTCCCTCTTTCAGCGCATGCTCAAGCGCCTCACGAGACAAGACCAAATGCTTGCTCTCGCCTACGATCTGAACTTCGGTCACGCCCATCGGCTTCATCTTCCCCCCTTCGTTACGATCTTCTTTCCCTTACGCTCCATGCGCCGGCCACACTGAGGGCAACGCGTGACGTGAGCGGCGACTACCGTCTGACACTTCGGGCATATTCGTTTCATGTCACAGTTTCGCCCCGCACATCCTGCATACTTTCGCTCCCGGCTTATTGACCGCAGTACACATCCTGCAAGTCTTAGCCTTCGGTGCTTCTGTCTCTTTCGGTGCTTCTGTCTTCTTGGGCATATTCACTCCCACTCCAAGGAGGGGCCGAAGCCCCTCTCGGAGTTCACTATTCGATGACGTACGTGATGATGACGTCTATGCCAGTAGCCGTATCAGCATCGCCGCCAGTCTTGCTAATGGTAATCGCGGTAGCCGCATCGCATACAGCGAACGAAGCCCCATCAGCTAGGACCGCCGCGCCAGCATCTCCAGCATTAAGAACTGTTGATTGTGTCAGACTCGCCTGAGCATATGCCACGAGCTTCACGGACCCTGCCGCTTGCGTTCCAAGGATATCTACCGTTGTCGTTGTTCCAACTGCGCCGCCATAGGCAATCGCAGTGACAGACACAATACGATAGGCCCGTCCTGTGATTGCAGGCAACAGCTCATGCCCTGCGTTGATCTCAGCGACGGTGACTCGGTGCCGATCATTCAACACCGTAGACTGAGCGTAGCTCGTGATAGGAGCTTGAGCGTTCCAGAATCCATCAGTTGCGTTGTCTAACGTCTCTCCATTCTGGCCTTGAACTTCTCTAGTAATCGATCCAGACGTTGCAGTGAACAGTAGACCAATAGGAAGGACAGCCGAATCGGTAGTCTGAACTCGAATAGCTGCTGCCGTATTGTTGTTCCCTACATTCGCACCGAATCCGTAATCGCAGTATCCAGAGCCGCCCATGTCCGCTACGACAGCATACTGGTCTCCTGCAAGGTCAATGGTATTTGGTCGCATCGTGAAGTAGCCAGCAGCTACATTCCTGTTGGAAGTTCCGCTACCAGACGATGTGATGCTACCGTAGACACCATACCCGCCGCCCGTGGCGTCGAGTGTCGCTGCTCCAGTTACTTCAAACTGACCCATTACGCCGATGAACTGATTCCCTTCAATCGTGTCTGAAATTAATGTTCGTCCACGAGTTGCATAGGCATCAGTAGTATCATGCGCGATCGTCAGCTTGGTATAGTCGCCCATCCAGATGCCATGCTGAATAGATGTCCCAGGACCAGCACCCGATGTGCCTAAAGTCTGATATGTACCCATAACGTACTTATCTACCACACTCATCTGAGCTGATACATCAACGCGCTTGACTATAACGCTGTCTGCGACAGATCCGAATGCGATAGTAGCATCGCCGCCGATATTGATAGCACCATCAGACATTCCTAGCTTCCACGTGTCTCCAATGTGGAGGCCAGAGCCTACCTGTGCTGCAGAGATGCTGATGGCGTGAGTAGTATTTGCGCCTGAGATCTCAAGGCCAATAGTAGAAACGCTGCTGAGAGTAAGAGGAGCAACCAAATCCAATGAGTCAGCCGTCCATGTAACCGCAGGTGCACTACCAGTATGTGTAATCGCAGTGATACCAGTTGTCACCGTAGTGGCGATCTGCATGTACTCAGTGGCGTTCAAACCCATACGGTTTGCCGGCGACTCGTGACTCGTGAATCCGGCACTGACCTCACGGGTAGACGTACTCCCATCAACGAGTGCAGTCGTGCCATCTACCGAGAGGTTGCCAACAGCCGTGATCGCATCAAGGGCAATCGGGCCTGCAAAGTCGAATCCGTCCGCTGTCCAGGTAACTACAGGAGCAGAGCCGGTGTGAGTGATTGCTGTGATACCTGTCGTCGCTGTGGTAGCAATCGACATGTATACAGCCGCGTCTGATCCGAATCGATTCGCAGGC